GGTTATAGATGAGGTAGCCAAGATGAATAAAAAGATTTGGGATATGTATTTATCTCCAACAGTTGCAGGAAGAAAAGGGAGAGTTATTTTTATTACAACTCCAGAAGGAAGAAACTGGATATACGATTTGTTTAAACTAGGAGCAAATGATCCGTTATGGTCAAGCCATACATCTCCGTCTTGGGTAAACCAATATGAGTTCCCAGAGGGACTAGATGATCCTGCCATTATAGAAAGAAAAAGAAATATGTCAAAAGAACTATTTGGTCAAGAGTTTGGGGCAGAGTTCTCTGTATTTGAGGGGAAGGTTTGGGATTTTCATAGAGATGAAGATGTTGGAGATTTTCCGTATAATCCTAATCTGCCTACTTATTGCACTATTGACTTTGGCTATCGTATGCCCGCTGTAATGTTTTGTCAAACATACTGGGAAGATAATGTGGAGCATATTAGAGTATTTGACTCTATCCTGCATAAACAAAATATAAAGACAGAAGATTTAATTAAGATGATAAAGACTAAAGGCTATCCTGTAGCTAGTTACTATGGTGATCCTGCTGGAGCAAATGTTCAAGGGCAGAGTGGAGCAGGAGATATGGAAATATTTAGAAGAAGTGGTATCAAGGTAATATCAACTAGAGATCGAATGAGCAGGAATATTGTAGCTAGTGTTGCCTATACAAGAGGTTTTTTTGAAAGTGCTAATGGTGTAAGGAGAATCCATGTGGATAAAAGATGTGCAGATGTAATAGAAGATTTTGAAGAATATAGATACCCAGAAAGTGAAGATGGCAAACCAATTAAAGAAGAGCCTGTTAAGGATGGATACCACGATCATGGAAATGATGCCTTTAGGTATTTTATTATTAACAGATTCCCAATGAAAAACACAGAAATGAAAAGGATTCAAAGATGATCAATCAAATGATGAAAGATAAACTACTAGAAACAAAACTTATGATGTCTCATGGCAGGAGAAGTGAGATTAGAAAGTATTTGGACTACTATTCAAGTACATCTACTGAAAGTTATATAAATAACTACTTTAGTGGTGATGCTTTTTCAGAAATCCCACCAAGTCTTACTAACTTTACGAGAAAATTTGTAAACAAAATTAGTAGAATATACAGTTTAGGTGCTAAGAGAAACGCTGGAGACATGACTGAGCGTTATGAGCTTCTTACTCCCACTAAAGATGTTAGAATGAAACACTCAGAAAGAATGACTAGATTATTGGGAACTGTAGCTAATCGTATTCATTGGAGAGATGGATCATTTGATTATAGACCTATATATTACTTCGAGACTTACTTTGGAGAAAATCCCTTTGTCCCAGAGGCTATTGTGTATCCATTATTGAATAGTACGGCAGACTTAGCTAATGCCGATAATCTTCAATGGGAATATTGGGATGCAGAGACATATGGCATTTTAAATGAAGAAGGGAATATGATTGAGGAAATGGAAAACCCTTATGGAATATTACCTTTTGTATTTACCCATAGAGAAGATCAAATAGACTCTTTCTTCGTAGAAGGAGCATCCGATATTGTAAATTGCAATGAACAAGTCAATATTGCCTTAACTGAAATGAACTTAGGTATGAGATTCAATATGTTCGGACAGCCTTGGGTTACAGGACTAAGAGCAGATCAGAGTATGCTTAGAGCAGGATCAAATACAATCCTAGATATGGGAGAAGATGGTGCTTATAACATTACTAGCCCTAATGGAAATATAGAGGAAGCTATCAATAATATTAAGTTTCAGATAGAGCTTGTAGCATCCAATAACCACTTGTGGATACAATGGGCAGAAAGTGGTGGTGAAGTTCCTAGTGGTATATCACTTATGATTAAAGACATGGAGCGTAAAGAGGACTATTACGATGATATAGCTTTATGGAGATTATATGAACAAGACTTTTATAGGGTAGAGCGTGCTATAGCAGAATATAATGGTATTGCATTACCAGAAGAGTTTGGCGTAGACTTCCAAGAGGTAGAATACCCAAAGACAGTTCAAGATCAGATTCTCAAAGATGAGTTTGATATAAAAAATAATCTCGTAACTAGAGCTAAAATTATGGTTAGAGATAATAAAGACTTAACAATTGAACAGGCACAGGCAATTATAGATGAAAACAAAAAAGCAAACAAAAAAGAAGGAACTGAGTCACTCTTTACTAACTTCCGTAAAGAAACTGGACAAGATCAATAATGTTGAATTTGAGTTTGATGGAGATTTAGACTTTATTATTAAAAACCCTTTAGCTTGGGCAGATAGTCAAGTTAAACGAGCTGTTCTTGAAAATACAGATAAGTACCTAGAATCTAAAGCACTAGGAAAGGAGTTTTGGGATGAAGTTGAAAGTAAAAGTTAATTTTGATTTTGGAAAATTAGCAAGAGCAATTCCTAAATTAGTGAAAGAACATACAAGTAGTTATGCTGTAGATAGTGCTAAAGGCTCTAAGGAGGCTATAGATAAAGGATTAAGACCTTTAGGGGATGTGGCTAAAAAAATGAGAAAAAGAGAGGGTTTTCCAGTAGCACCTCCTTTGAAAAAAACAGGAAATTTATACAAAAGCATAAAGCAAAAAGGGAACGAAATTAGTATGCTCGGATATGGTCTGTTGCATAATGATGGTCACACAACACATCCAGATTCTGCTATTCCAAATGTTAGAATCGAACCTAGACCTTTTATTACGACTACTATAAAAAATCGTAAAAAAATTACAGATACATTTATTAATAGTGTTAAAAAAGCATTAAGGAAATAAAATGCCAAAAAGCAAGGAGAAATTAGATGAAAAAGACAGAAGAGTATTACTTTCAATTGCTACTACAATGTCTCATGATGTTAGAATCTTCGGTGAACGAATTAGACAAGAAATTGGAAGGCTCGTTGGAGCTGGGGTCAATGAACAATCAATTGCTGGGATTCTTAGCCAAGACTTTAGCACCTACGGCAGAATCTTCGGAGAGTTTAGAAATGCCATTAAACGTGGAATTGTGGGAGGAATTAATCAAGCATTCAGGCGATCTGGGGATATGGGGGGAAAGCTGAAATGGGTTGCAATATCTAAGAACGTCTGTAGTGATTGTGAGAAAAGAGCTGGAGAAATTGATACTTGGGAGGGTTGGGAAGCTCGAGGTATGCCAGCTAGTGGATGGAGTGTGTGTAAAGAATATTGTTATTGTCAATTAATGCCTGCTGATATGGATGTTAAGGATAGCATGAAATTATGAAAAAATACTTAATTATGCAATGCCTGTGTTTAGGGTGTAATTGGTTTTGGGAAGTAGTATCTACTAAATTCAATAACAAGAAAGAACAATGCCCTGAATGTAAAGGATTCTCTGTAAAGACAGCTCTTAAGAAACCCATAGTCTCAGAAGAGGCATAGTTATTAGATATATCTATTATATATATGTAATATATATGTACCTCATCTCAGCCCAACAAACTGCTAAATAATGGCATTTAAAGTGGATATATTAGATATACCCCATATCATACAAGAACACTAGTCTTTACGTTTAATGCTTTTTCTCTTGCTTCTACTTTGTCCTGCCACATTTTTCTTTGAGCTTTTGTTTGTCTACCTTGTGCTGGTTTTTTCACCCCTACGGCTTCTGCTCGTTCTCTCCAATGCCTAGCCTCTCTCCGTTTCTTATTCCTAGCTTGTTTATCCTTTAGCTGTTTCATCTCTTGCCGTTTTGAGAGATTCTTTGGGGGTAATACGGGACGTTCTGGTAAGACTGTGAACTCAGGCTCGACTTCTTCAACTTCTGCATCAATTACGGCAATTTCTTGCATATCTGATGATTGAGTATTTAAGAACTTTTCAAATGGACTCTGATTATTTGCTACTTCCACTCTCTTAATGAGTTTACCAGAATGTTCTAGCACTAATCTACCAGCTTGAACATTACCAGCCTCTGCTTCTCGTATCATACTATGTAATACATTGGGCAGTTTAGCTCCAAATGTAACCATATACTTCTGATAAAATACCTCTACAAACTCAGGGTCTTTCATCCAGTTATGAAGTGTAGCTTTTGTTACTCCGATTTCATTGGCAAGTTCTTCCATTTTAGTATTCGGATTGGATACAAGTATATCAATTGTCCTAGCTTTCTCAGGTTTCCAGTTTGTTGGTAAATTAACACTCATTTCATATAGTCCTTTTTGGTTATGGTATATTATACAACCACTTGGTACTTTTATACAAGAGACTTTATAGTCTATTATTCCATCTAAATCCAAATAAGGCATAATACATAGTATAAGACATACAAACATAAAACGGAGTTTTATTGGACTTTCTTTTCAAAACTTTTTTTCTCAGCCCCATGCAAGACTTTGTTTTCATTTTATTTATGAGGAATGGCAGTTGTGGCATACCTAAAAATCTTGATACGCCCCTATGAGCGTTTTGAGCGTGGCGTAGTCTGTGAGTAGGAGCGATATGAGCGTTTTAAAATTGGCGTAGTGATGGCGTAGTGGTATTTACTTTTGGCGTATAGTGT